CCGGTCTTTGCAAAGTCCTTTAGTATTTTGTTACTACTATAGTATCTTTGAAAGTCAGGTTTCAGTTCACGTTTGTACTTTTTCAGTCTCTTATCAGTAGACATAGCCAGAGCTTTCTTACCCAGGGGTTTCTTGATATTTGCAAAGAAATTCTTCTTGCCGATATAAGCTACTGACTTACCATCAATTACAGCTCTCATAATATAAATAAACCCCACAGCCCCTTCAGGTATGTGCATATCAGTAAACTCAACACCTTTGTATATCCACATTAGAATTTGTCTTTTAATAATTCATCCATTTTTTCTTTTACTTTGATTAATCCATGTATTGCAACAGAGTCAGATAAATCTTTTTCCATATCTAATAGTATTTGTTCAAAACCAAACCTCTCTTGATACTTTTGCATAGATGCTTTACCAGCAGTATCATTATCAAACAAAACACATATCTTCTTAAACATAGATTTTAGTCTATCAACAGTCGGCTCACTAAGCATACTATTCTCACTGTCCGGAGCAATAACTTCTATGTTTTTATAACCTAGTCTTACAAAACACATTAGGTCTTTCAAAGAAGATGCAATAACAAGATTTTTGTTTTTAAAATTTAATTGATCAGCACCTTGTGTATAGTTCTGTACTTTAATAAACTTTTTATCAAGATTTTTAGGCATATAGATCTTATATAAAGAACCATCTTTTCTAAAATAACCATATATATACTTGCTATTAAATACATGCGTAATAACTTCATTCTCCTCTTCCTTTTCCATTTTGAAAAATTCTAAAGGAGCAACTTCATAATACTCAAGTAGCTTAGATCCAATTTTATACTTAGACCAATATGCTTCATCTAGATTTGTCCAGTGTCTTATTTCATAATCAACTACTTTATACTTATCCTGTACTTTAATAAAAGTTTCAGCAGGTTTACCGTTGTCTTTAATAAAGTTCTCATAATCAGATAGGATCTTAGCTATTGCAGCTGAAGTATCAATATTATAAAGATGCTTTACTAAGTCAACATGACCACCTTGATGACCAGATGAGAAATCTTTGAATTTATACACATCAGATGATGTATCAAAATATACAAACATTGATGGTACTTTATCTTTAGAATTAAATGCTGAAAGCATTTTCACATCTTGACCGGTAAGTTTTTCTTTTAAATTCAGATAATATTCAAATACCCATTCTCTTGGCACATCTGATAAAGATGTAATTAATGTTGTTGTAGAAATCATAGGTATAAAATTAATAGAAAAGGGGAGCTGTCTCCAACCCCCCTTAACAATTAGTCAAGTGAAAAGTCAGATGCAGCTTTGGCTGGTATCTCAAAATCATCATCACCAAACTGTTCTACAGGTTTAGCTTCTAATTTTCTAAGATGGTCAGCCTCATTATATGCAAGGATCTTACTTCCTACGACACCATAAGCATAGCCATCTTTGCTACCCTTTGGAAGCCACATGTCATAATTTGTATATCCGGATTTACCTTCATACTCCTTACCTGCAACACAACAATCAAAATATTTATCACGATATGGTGCTTCAGAATTAAATGCTTCTACAAATTCTTCAATTGTTTCATGCTTATTGTTCTGAGCAACAAACCAGTCATTAACCTCCAATGCTCTACAAAAGTTTTGTAAGAAAATTAGAATTGACCGGTCTCTTTGAATAACAACTCCTGATTTAGTTTTACCGTCTGCAAATGCATACTGTGATGCCTTTACTCTTCCAATTTGACCTGCGTGATGCCCTGCTTCAGGATTATCTTTATCAATCATAAAACCTTCAAAGCCATCAATTGGTTCAGTTTCCACATTTAACATTAAATGCTTTGCTCCATCAATAAACTTAAAATCTTCAAGAATTATACTGTTTAGTTTAACCGTATGATTTCCTGGTGCAATTGTTTTGGGTAGTCCAGAACCACCTTCTTTTGCTAAATCTGTTGTGCTTAACGCCATTTTGTTTTGTTTTAAATTATTAATCAATAAATACTTTATCCCAGTAAGTCTTGTACTCACCGTTCTCATCAATTTCTGCAATTACAATCTCCTCATTTCTGAGATGCTCTGGTCTTGCTCCACAAGAAACATCATCATTAGTCTTAAAACTAAGGATGTTTCTGTTTCCCTTTCTATAGAGATAACCAATAGCATCAGAATTAGAAGTTGTAATTCTTTTCAGCTTACCTGTCAGATCCAGGTCCATGGCATTAAATGTACCACCGGCCTTTTCTAACTGAGTATCTTTTACGTGACCAACAAAGATCACATAAGGAGCCCAGGTTAGAATATAGTCAATGACTTTGGTAAATGCTTGACGTGTCCAGAAATATCCTGCACCTTCAGGTAAACCAAGAATGTTACCATATTTCTCTTTACCTCCACCGGGATTGAACCAGTTTTTACCCATTGGACTTTTAGAATAAAGCACTTCAGCATACGGTATAACCATCTCTTCCAATGCAGTAATTGTATCTACTGCAATGTACTTGTATGGATTACCTGCTTCTTTAATTGCTTTACCTATCTCTCTGATTTCTTCAAAGCTACTTGCTTCTACTTTCATAGCATTCAGATACTTAGTACCTCCTTCTAAGTCTAAGATCAGACAGTTATCAAGTGTACTTAACAAACTTGTCTTACCTATCTTAGGTTTAGAAAAGATAATAAGATTCTTAGGGCTCTTATGAGTAGGAGCTTGCTTTTCTGTTGGCAATACTATTCCCATGTTACTTTGATTTAATTATTTCATTTAACCATTGCTTGTGACTTACAGGTTTATTAAGCATAATAGCTGCTAAATCCCGTATAGTAATCTGATTAAAAGGTGCATCCATATCTGGATCCATAATTTCCTCAAAGTCAGGAAATAAAGATGGTTGATTAGGTTCTTCTACCTCAATCTCAACCTTTACTAATTCAGACACAGGAACAAGATATCTAAAATGCCCATTTGCACCAGGTTCAGTACGCTCATACTCTTCATCATAGTGAGGATTAAATCTCCACTTATAAAGTGTTCTGTTTGCGTCTTCCGGATCTAAATCAATACTAGTAAACTCAGTATAGATATCCTTACCTTTCTTTACTTCACTAGCAAAGAAACCAATGCACATTTCACTCATACCTTTAGGTACATATGCGCATTTAGGAATAAATAATGGTGAGTCTTCTTGAATTAACTTAAATTTCCATTCATGATGCTTGAGTAATTCTTCTGTCTTTTCTTGTCTGTTTACATTTGTTGCTTTAGTTGATAAACTCATAATTTACTATTTGGTTGATAATCTTTTCTCCTGTTGAGGAGGTGTAATCATTTCTACAATTTTCATCTTTTCAAATTCAGCTCTAAAGAAACTGAGTCTAGTATCACCATTTCTACATTTTAGAAAGTGTAATACAATAACTCTGTCATCTTCAATCACATACCTATCAGGACCGTAAAACCTAATCTTCTGTTTAGCAGGTCTATTGATACCTATAACAGTATCCGCATGCTGTAACAGAGCATCAGCCCCGAATAAATCAGACTCTAGAACATAATTACCATACTTACCTTCTTCACTTCTCTCCGGATTATCTATATTTCTATTGAGCTGACTAAGCACAATAAAAGCTATAGGAAATTGTCTTTTGAGTAATGTCAAAGCTTCACCAAGATTATTAAGCATATCGTGTTTATCTTTCTCATAACCTGCTTTTTTAAACAGTAATGAGTGATCTATGGTAATCAGAACCTTTGGTAAAATCATATTATTATCAGAATCATAACTTGCATGTTCCATCATGTACTCCCCTATAATCTGCTTGAACTCTTCTATGGTACAAGGCTTCTCTACTACATCTATGGGATATCTAATTTTGGCTTTTGCGTAATCATAACATTTTTGTAAATCAGAATCACTTAATTTTCCATCAGCACTACATAAGTACTTGTAGGATTTTCCAATAACACTAGAGTATTCACGTATAGCAGATGTTCTTGCTAACATCTCAAACTGAAACTGCAGTACTCTAAAGTTCTCTCCTGGATTAAGAGGAAAAGACTCTCTTACTATTTGTTCTGCAATTAAAGTTTTACCTGAACCAGGCCTACCACCAATAACAGTAAGAGTATTCCACTCTATACCATCTGTAATAGCATCATTAAACTTAGGCCATGGAGTTTTAAGACTCTTAATCTGCCCATGCATCCTGCCTTGTAAATACTTCAAAGAGTCTTGAAAACCTTCTCTTTGACTATTCCACTTCTTTTTAGAAGAGGATTTCTCATTATTATCCATATATTATTTGTTTACAGCTTCTTCTTTGGCAATATTGTATAGCGCGTGCAATAGCGTTATAAGAAATTCAATACCCATATATTGCCAGAAACTCATAGATTGGATAAACATGTTTGTTACCCAGTAACCTGCTAATGTTCCTATGATAGCCACCAGCAGTAATTTTATTTTCATACTACGTTTTCTTTAAAATAAGAATCATGTCCATAATCATTGCTGCCGTTTAAAAATATCTCACAGTAGTTTGCTAATTCAGACTCAAAAGTCTTTTCAATAGAATTTTGCTTGCGAATAAAATACTGAGAGGTCCTCATGTATTTGTAACCCTGTCTTTCATACTCATCAACATACATCTTTGTAGCATCAATGACAGTTTCCCATGTATAAGAATGCGTTTCAAAGAACCACCTAAAGTTATTCTCTAAGTTCTTCTTATCTGATCTTGCATATTTACCACTGGGAAGTTTAAATTTAGGAAAAATTTCTAAATACTCTTCTATTCTACATATAAAATTTTCACCTAGTATATCATTAGATGTCTTCTTCTTTTTAGTATTAAAGAATGAATCTAACTCCTGTACTAACTTTATAGATTTACTTGTAAGATTCTTTTCTTCATCAAGCCATCCATCAGTCATTAATCTCATATATTCTACATTAAGATTAATGTTAAACAAAGGACACATGTTTGCACGTTTACACCAAAGAATATATAGTTGGTTTGGTGATACTCCTTCTTTAATTAGTCTTTTGTATATATCTTCCATTACCACTCTATATCAAAATTATAATTTCTCTTTATTAGATCCTTTGTTTCTACAAATACGTTTTTACTATCCCATTCTGCAAGTTTATTATAACTAGCTGATGCCGGATGTGATAAAAAGTACTTGTAATTATTATCATTTACAGAGTCAGACCATTCTTCAGCTTTCTTACCCATGTAAATATATATTAGACCATTATTATTCCATGTCAACCAATCAAACAAATATGCAATAAAGGGTCTCCATATTAAATAGTGTTGTCCTACTTTACCTACATTAGTTGTCAAAGCTGTATTTAACAATAATACACCCTGATTTGACCAGCGTTTTAAATCCATATCTCTAGATGCAGATACTCCATTATAAACAGTCTTGTTTACAGCATCCAGCATATATTTAAGACTTGGTTGCATCTCTTCTGCTTCACTTAAACTAAATGCAATACCGTCTGCTTGATTAATTCCTGGGTATGGATCCTGACCTACAATAACTACCTTAAGTTCATTATATGGGCATTCTTCAAATGCCCTGAACCAGTTTTTCATAGTAGGTGTAAATCTCTTACCATCTTTAGATTGTTTTGCTAGAGTAGCAATAATATCTTCAAACTCTTTACTATAAATAAATCCTCTAAGCACTCTGGCCCAACCTGAAGATTCAAGTTTAGCATATACCTTTTCTTTTATTTCTTCTATATTTAATGTTTGACTCATAATTTTTATATTTGCGTTATGGCAATAAAACTAAAACAACTTAAAAAAGATGCAGTCATCAGTGTTGAAGTCAACAGGGACTACTATCTAATGGTAAAAGAAACATTACATTTTCTTTTCAACATTGTTCCAGATGAAAAGCAAAGAGCAGAAGCATTTATGAAATTACCAGAGTTAGAATTTCAGAATATGCAACCTGTTCAAAGAGCCTTCTTTACATTATCTCTTTTAATTGCAGAGATAGAGCGTAAAGCTGTAGAAGATAAACTCTTTGAAGAGGATGAAATTCTTGAGCCTGATGATGAAGGCTATGTAGCACCTACCCAAGAATAATTCCGTTATCTGCAGCTATCTCATTACAAGCTTCAATAGCTAGTGTTAGTTCAGTATTACTACAATCACCAAAAGATTTACAAATAATTCTTTTGTGTCCCTCATCTTCTACCTCATAACATAGTCCTGCTTTTTCTTTTACAATCAGTTTCATGTCATCAAAAGGAAAACCTAGTTCCCCGGCCATTTCTCTGATACTAGCATGTATCTTTGCAATCTGAGCCGGGC